AAGCATCAGCAGCAGCAGCAGCAGCAGCAGCAGCAGCAGCAGCATTAACAGCATAAGCAGCAGCATAAGCAGCATCAGCAGCAGCAGCAGCAGCAGCAGCAGCAGCATTAGCAGCATAAGCATCAGTATCAACAGCATAAGCAGCATAAGCAGCATAAGCAGCATCAGCAGCAGCATAAGCAGCATCAGCAGCAGCATAAGCAGCATCAGCAGCATTCTTTAATTCTTCATCACCAATTAATCCATGACCGTAATCAATAGCTGCCTTAACTGCCTTTTTACTTTGTTTGTCTTTCATCAAATGTAGAACAGTAGCTGCACATTTGCCTTTTGTTAATGTTAATAGTCTTTTATCTATTTGTAATTTAGCGGCTATCCATAACATCCAATCTCCTCTTGGACAATTATTCCATGCTTCTTCATAGTTTTTTTGTGTCCTCACGTAAAAGATAGCCTCTTTACACGCACCTGTTTTTTCAAGTTTAGTTGTTTCCATTTGTCTGTGGATTTAAAATTTTACATATCTCCGATAAAACTCTGTCGTTAATACGTCAATGCGCTCTTTGTCACGACAGCCGTATTTGCGTATTGAGATAATCATATTACGTATCTTTTTGTAGTTACGTGGGGTAGGCTTCCAATGCCTGACGGCTCGTTCCAGGGCTTTGTAGTCCTTTTCATAGTCCTTTTTGATACATTTTGTACCAACGGCATATAGACAGCAATAGATAATTACTGATAATGCCAATCCAAAAAGTAATAATTTAATAATCATATTTCATAATTTAGTATTTGGTAATACACAATCAGGTGCTCGGTAAGTTATTTTACCGAATCGGTCTTGATACATCATTCTTTGTGTTGCAGGGTCCCACCATTTACGACACTTACATTTTGAACATTGGTGTTGTCGAAATCCAATGAGAGGCATCCATGAATGCTTTAATACCTTTTTACGTGGTTGAGCAATGATGTATTCTCTGTTTTTCATCTCTTTAATATTTTATGAAGAGTTCCTTTCTCTTGATTCACATGATATTTGTCAGGTTGATTTTCTGCCCATTCAAATATATCATCCATAGGTATGATTTTTGCTGAATTTCCAGTGACTTTGTAGTATTCATTTGCTAAATCATCCCACGTAAGTGGTTTACTAAATTTCTTTTCACTTTTCATAATTTTAATGTATTAATTGTTTTACTAAATAGTCAGCATCTTCTTGTTTCATACTTCCTGGGTCCCCTTCAATGTCAACTTTAAAGGCATCAACACCCCGGAATCTTAATTCAGCCACAATTTTAGTAGCTTGTAGTTTGGCTTGGGGATCATTGTCGAACATAACTGCAACTCTTTTAAATACCCTGAATATTTCCCGTATTTGTTGGTTGGTGTATTTGATGCCTGATACGGCAAAACTGCTGGTTCCCATTCGCCATACGTCAGTTGGGCCCTCAACCAAGATACCTGTTCCTTTCCAACATTCCTGTTTTCCATACAAGATTGATTTAAGTGATATTAATTCATATTCTGCCGGACAGGTTATATACCTTATTTGAGATTTTCCTGTAATGTCTCTGGCAGTGAATGATACTATTTCACCATGCCATATATAAGGTATTATGATTCGATGTTTAAAGTTTATGTTTTCGAGTTCTCCGTATGGTCCGGTGCCTTTGAGATGCCATGTTTTTTCCAACAGGTCCGGGTCAAACCCTCTTTTTGCAAGATACCTTTTATGACTTTCTCCCATTGTGCCGGTTCCCTTTGGCAGGTAAAATACCTTCTTTTGCACCTTGACATTTTCTGTTTTTTGTTTTATTACAGGTATATTATATTGTTGTAGGATACTTTTTGCCTGAAAAGGAGTAACATTTAGCAGTTTGCTGATTACCGATACGTTAGAATGCCCCCCACATCTCCAACAGGAGAAGAAATTCTCTTCTAAATTATATCCCAAATGATTTGATGTATCCCCACAAAATGGACAACGTATGCCTATCCATCCGGTAGATATATTTTTCCCTGTTTCATCATAAGGAATATTGAAATCATTCAGTAATGCTTTTATGTTCATGATTTTTAAGTTGAGTATATTCTTTAATCAGATCACTAAGTAAAGTTTCCTGAGGCACTTCTTTGCCGTCATGAATAGCAGTTGTAATTTTCCGTTTATTATCAAGTATAGTTGCCAGTTTAGATTCAATAGTATTTTGTGATATAAGATAATATACATTAACATTGTCTTTTTGACCTATACGATGGCACCTATCACTAGCTTGATCTATGTCTTTTGGAGTCCAGGGGAGTTCTATAAATGCCACATTTGATGATGCTGTAAGTGTGATTCCCTCTCCGGCAGCTTTAATATTTCCAACGAATAGTTTTATACTTTTATCAGTTTGGAATTTTTCTGTTATTATTTGTCTTTCCTTTGAAGGAGTGGACCCATCTATTTTCACAGCAATGTTTCCAAATTCTTTCATGATTTCTGCAATAACAAATTTATGCACTGCAAAAACAACCAGTTTATCTTCTATTTCAAGGAAGTCATGAATCCATTCTTTTACATGTTTTATTTTGCCTTTCATGCAAACTTGTTTTAAAGCTTCCACACGGGTAAATTTCTCGGCACGTGATGCTCTTTCAGCGGCTTCCCTTCCCTTTGTTTCCATTATGTATTTGACAAAATCATTTTCAGCTTTTGTGTATTCTTTTTCATTGGATAAAACCATTGGCACATGACTGAATGTTTTGTCCGGCAATTCTTTCAATACATCTTTTTTGAGACGCCTTAACATTATGGACCCTGTTAATTTCTCATGTAATAATTCCTCATTTGAATGCCCTGAAAAATCCCATCCAAATCCGTTATGTTTCAGATTACAATACGTTTTAGCAAATTTCCATCTGTTAGGAAACAAATCAGGTCTTATTATTGATATAGCATTGTAAGCTTCTATTGGCCGATTTACTATTGGTGTTCCTGATAATCCTATTACGTGTGGGACACCTTTAGTAAGTAACTTTGCAGCTTTTGTTCGTCTTGCCGCATTTGATTTTATATGATGTACTTCATCAAATATGATTATTTGAGGATTACAGGATCTTAAATATGAAAGCCATGCATAAAGAATATCGTAATTGATTATTAAGATTTCTTCTTTTACCGGGTATGCTGTTGTTCCTGATAAAACCCTTACGCTTTTTTCATGTGTCCATTTTGAAATTTCACTTGCCCAATTGTATTTGATTGATGCTGGTACTATAATAATAACAGGTCTTATTTTGGGATGCAGGGACATCCATCCTATAGCTTGTATAGTTTTACCAAGCCCCATTTCATCGGCAATCAATGCCCTTCCCTGCAAGGATTCTATCCATGATATGCCTTCTTTTTGGAAAGGGTATAATTCTCCCTTCAGTTTACCTACTTTTTCTTTTGGGATATTATCGTAGTATTTTTGTAGGTCGGCAAGATAATTAAGTAAGTTATCACAAAGCTCGAAATTCCATTCTTGTAGTTTTACTAATGATTTTGCAAAAATAGGGGCAGTCCAATATCCTTTTTCTTTATGCCATTTTCTTCCTGCAAGAGACCTGATGTTATTTAAGGTATCCAGATTGTACGGAAAATTAATCTTTATCACATGCTCCCCGTACTGATTTTGCATCAGGGATGCTGTTTTTTTGTTTCCCATTTTTTACAAATGTATGATTTATTCCTTTATTTTTCAACTCTTTGTATTTTGAGTGATAATAAGTAAGCCGTCTATTCAAAACGGCATAGAAATCCTGATTTTCCCGTATAAGGAATGGTTGGTCCTTTATTGAGTAACCCGGACGGAACATATTCTTAACTGACGCTTCAGAAATCCTCCGCTGTTTATTTCCCCAAATTTCATAGTATATCACTTTGTTATTACAAAGATAGGCTTCCAATTTTACGGATATAAGATTCCTATACCAGACATAACGTGTGTTTGGTTTAGCAATTGCGAGTAGTCTCATTATTATTCATCTTTAATATATGCCCTGTAAATACGAGGTAACTTTCCATTCCAACAACCACCCCACTGTCTTATTGTGCCGTGATCTTTATCAAATCCTAAGCACCCATTAAGTAATTCGGGATTTTCAAAAGCTTTTCTTAATGGCACAGTTATATGGTTGCTCCAATGATGCTTAGTTCCTCCAAGAAAAATCCAATTATCACTAAAATAACCAATGCCATTAGCATTGATTCGTCCTTTTTCATCTACTTTATATGGCTTACCTCGAAAGGTGAAATTTAGTATTTTCATTTTTCCTCCATTTCCTTTATTACATTATTCAGTCGCTTTTCTTTTTCATCTTCAGATAATACAAGCCAGTCGTCCGGCATAATTAATCCTTTGTCACCAAGTCCGGCTTTTATCATTCGTTCTTTCCAATCGTTCTTTTCTGCTTGTGTTTCACACAATACTTCTCCGATCTTTGCAATGCCGGCTATAAATCCAAACTGTTTGTTTACTTCATCAAGATTGCCTTTTCTACAACGTTCAAGGAACTCTCTGATCTGTTCTTCGGGTATTATCTTTGCCTTTGTCAATAACCGGTCAATCACTGTTTCGTATTCAAAACTTTCCCATGTCCGGTTATAGTAACATTCTTTGGCTTTTTCAATCAGGGTAGTGGTGCCGGATGCCCCTGTTCTGTACAGATTAGCCAAATGTCTGAACCCGTATCTTGTATTTTCACAAGTGCAGGTAATTTCATACTTGTCATTGATTTTAAATGTTTTCATTTTGCTTTAATTTAAGTTAGACGTATTTTGGGCATCATCTCTTTCAAGATACTCTATGAAAGCAATCAATGATGCCGTGTCAAAAAAGTTAAACATTTTTTGAAGTAAATAATCCTTAGCACAATAAATGGATTTGTCTTTTAGAATTTCCTCTATCCTGTCAATCAGTTCGAGGCGAAGTTTCATGTTCATACATTTATTGTTTTAAGAATGTGCCATAAATATTATCATAAGTTAGTCCGGAATCTTTGAGAGTATCAATAATACACCAATCTATATGCTTATTCCATTCTTCAAAGGTTCCAGGAAACATTGTCGATACAGCTACAGATAATTTAACATATGTACCATACGCTTCTGCCAGACGCTTGTCATGCGTTGTTTCAATCCCATAAGGACCATTGTAGGCATACATTGTTTCAATTTTAGGATTTTCTTCTTCTGATGCTTTTACATATATTGTTTCCATAATTCTTTCATTTCATGTAAGCAAATATGTTTTCTTTTCCGCATTCACATGCTTCAGAAAAGTACATTGGTCGTATTATGCTACCAATGTTACGGTCTTTCCAGTTATCGGCATTACTTTCCATAAGCTGTCCCTGTGACCATATTTTTACACCCGGATAATTTTTGAACAGGAATTCAAAAAAGTGTCCGTGTACATGCCAACATGCACAAGGCATGTGACGTCCGTTATAACTTATTCTACTTCCGGGTCCCCGGCTGTCCTTAGTTCTCAGAGTAAATTTTACTCTGTTTTTGCTGACCTGTTCCATGTTCCTGAACATAACATTGCCGTCATACAGTTTATTTACATAGTCCATCGCATTTTCGAGTTGTTGTTTAGTTGCTGTTGTTCTCATTTGCTTTGTTTTTAGTAGTTTGTAATTCCATGAGGGTCCACAATAAGATCATCAAAATCGCTGACGATCAAAAAAGCGTCCAAGTATTCACCAAGTTCATCAAGGTCCCAGAATTCAGCTTCATTTTCAGATTCCTCTTTTGTGTACTTTGGTTTGTTAATACTGTAATGAGGCAGAAGTATTACAACCTCATTTTTTGGGCATTCATCAATCTGCTTTTTGAGTTCAGGCAGATTGAACATTTGAGCCAATTTATTATTGGCAAGTTTTGATTCATCCATTTTTGTAATTATTCAATAGTCAAAATCCTTTTTGCGCTTTTTCCAGTGGATTTCTCCAAACTGGTTGCAAATTACGTAACCATACTTTACAGGCACAATCGGAAAGTAACGGGATTGAGGCTCCGGCTGTATTCCGTTTTGTGTGCATTTTTGGCAGTATTCAATGTAACTCTCATTTTGTAGCTCATTGAATTTGGTTACATGAATTGGAATCATTTTATTCAGCATTTGACATTCTGGATTCAAATTCATCCCAATCAATGTCGCCGGTTTTTGATATTAAGCCTTCTGAAATAATTGAATTGGCAGCTCGTCCATACCATCCTTGTAATTGATAGCACAAACCTGTTTTGATAAGATACGACCAAGCTAAAATTTGGTCTTTTGCACTTGCTCCTTCTCCTTCGCAGAATCCTTCAGCGATTGCAGAAGCTAAATAAGGAGTCATCTCCTTACCACTTTCAGTTTTGATTGTTTCCATTTTGCTTGTTTTAAGTTAAACATAAAATTTGACTAATACGGAATAAGCACAGTTATTCCGTTTCGACTAATAAAGTCTGATCACTTAGCCTTTGTTTTTTACGATTCTTTTATGAATATTGAAATATAGCCTCCAAGTCCGCCTATTGCCATGCTTTCATAATTGACAAGCACTTTCTTTCCTGCATCAATCCATTTTTGGATTAATCCAATGGCATATTTTGGGTCCTTATAACCTGTATGCCCACTTCCTGCCATCACGTAATCTTCGACTTTTTCCCATCCGGCTTCAAGGATTTCACTTTCGTTGAAGAATTGTCCAGGAATGCTCTCCCCGTCAAACTCATCATTTATGCCGTTTACAAGTGCGCCTTCTTCATAACACTTGTTACAGATGGTGCCAATTCCGTTTATTACATGCATTTGGCTCATCCATCCATTCGAGGGATTCTGCTCACAAATCATTCTGCCACAATCATCACAATAAAAGTAGGCAAAATCTTTGCTATAAATGATACCCCTGTAACAATCAGCAGCAAAGTGATTCACAAAGTAATTCTCTTCTGGTACGTCATCAAATGGCCGGCTGTAAAATTCAGGATCAATTGCACGCTCCTTGAATATCCAAATATCAAATTCGGAGTCTTTTACAGCCTCCCAAGAGTGGAGCCTTGTTTTTATAAGCTCCATGTCGTAAACATGTCCGACATATCCCCATTTCTGAGCATGCCATTTTAGTTTCAGTTTGTTGAATGCATCGTTTACATTAGGAAATGCATCCTCATAGATGCCTTCTTCATCCAGGTTTTCAAACAGAGGCACAATACAGTGATCCTCCGGTCCGCCGGACTCTCCGATGCACATGCTTATTGCAAGCGATCTGTCGGTCCAGTCAAAATTGTTTTCCATTTTTTAAGCTTTTTAAGTTAAACATAGTACATATTAAACAAAAAAAGGGAGACAAATAAATTGCCTCCCTTCTTACTAGCTAATTTCAAAACTTAACACCAAATTTTAGCAATATCTTTTTTGCCTCTTCTTTTGATGGACCACCCATTACTGCAAGAAGAGCGTCCGGCATTTTTAGAGTCCGTTTTGCGATCTCTATTTGATGCCGGATAATTGGGTCTTTGTTTTTATCCGATTTCATTTTTGAAATTTTGTATTAGTTCATTATATACTTCTCTTATTTCATCCGGCATATCTGGTTTTGTTCAGGTTTCAAGCAGCCGTTTGATAGATTCAATTGCAGCCGTTATAACTGCATCTTTGTGCTGGCAGACTTTATGAAGTCTTTTTATTTCAGCTTGTTCTGGTGTTATTTCCATATTGTCTGTATTGAAGTGTCACACCATTTTATGACTTTTAAAGTCAGGTCATCAAAAGAGTCATCAAATGGGGTACTCTTTTCCAAGAAGGCGGTTCATTTCGTCTGCATCTTCTTCAAGCCACATATCTTCGACTTCTTTGAAGGCGACAGCGATTCGCTCCATATTATTTTGGAGCTTTTGTAGTTTTTCTTTACTCAGTGCCATTTTGTAAGCGTTTTTAAGTTAAACAATAGTTTCTATAATAAAAAAGCCGGATGATTTTTCACCCGGCTTTATTTACATGCTTTTTTCAGTTTTTCAGGTATGAATTGACCATCCGTTTGTTGGCTCAAGTGTCACACTGAACGAGGGAGCACTTCCGCTGCCAAATCCATCATGCTTTCCATGAAAGATGATTCCTCCGTTTGACATAAAATGGGGCCGGTGATCTCTGCCATTTCGATATTCACATCTTACAAACTCAAAAGATAAAGGCGCAAAGTCCGGATAAATTTGAGTTTCAATATCACTGGTTGGAAATCTTTGCTGAAGATTTTCCTCTACTTGTTTGAGCCTATCCAAACAATTCTGTAAAGAGTTGTCATTAATCTTTTTGGCATAATCCAGAGCTTCCTGGAGTTTGCCATCTGTAAAATCTTTCATTTTTTTAAGCTTTTAAGTTAAACATAAATTTCCGGCTGTTTTTATTAGCCGTTTTGAAAATGGTGTATTTATACATAGATTTTTAAGTAAAATCCGTTCAGGCATAAAAAAAGCCGGCA